GTTTCACCCGGCGGCCGTTTTATATGCTTCCAAGGGCGCGTGAGCCGGAGGAAGGGACGGAGGGAACCCGATGAAGAAACAGCCGTGGGAGCCGGAAAGGCTTTTTCAGGAATACGAGGCGGGGCGGAATTTCAAGGCGGGCTTGGGCAGGCGCGGCCTCTATGAGCAGGGGAAGATAAACGAGCGCTTCTATGTGGGCGATCAGTGGTACGGCGCGCGCTGCGGCGACGAGCGCCCCCTTGTGCGGCACAATGTCATCAAGCGGATCGGCGATTACAAAATGGCGGTGGTGGTCGCCAATCCGGTAACGGTCAACTATTCGGCGGAGGGGTTGGCGGTTCCGGCAGGGCTGCGCGACCGCGTCCAGCAGGAACGCGCCGCCCTTGCCCTTGCGGAGCCAAACGGTGCGGGGGTGTCCGCCGCAGGGGCGCCCGCCGCAGACGCGGAGGAAACCGCCCTGGTGATGTCGGCCCTGTCCGATTATTTCAAGACAACGGCGGAGCGGGTCAAGTTCGACGACCTCAAGGAGCAGGCGGTCCGGGGCGCCTATATCTCCGGCACGGGGGTACTGTATTCCTACTGGGACAGTTCCATCCCCACCGGGCAGTATGCCGACGAAGCGCAGACCGTCCCGATCGCCGGGGACGTCGCCTGCGAGGTGCTGGATATTGAAAACGTCTATTTCGGCGACCCCAACCTCTACGATGTGCAGGCGCAGCCCTATATCCTGGTAGCACAGAGGAAAAGCGTCGCCGATCTGCGCCGCGAGGCCGGGCGCAACGGGCGCTCCCGCGCCGATCTGGACGCCATCCAGCCCGACCGCGACACCGCCTACATGGCGGGCGACCGGGCGGAGGACGAGCCGGAGGAGAGCCGGAAGGCGACGGTGCTGACGAAGTTCTGGAAGGAATGGGACAAGGACGGGAACTGCCGGATTTTGGCCTGTTCCGCGGTGCGCGGGGCGGTGATCCGGGGGAAATGGGACACAAAGCTGCGGCTCTATCCCTTTGCGGCCTTCCGCTGGGAGAGGCGGCGGAATTGCGCCTACGGTGAGAGCGAGGTCACCTACCTTATCCCCAACCAGATCGCCATCAACCGCACCCTCACCGCCAACGTCTGGGCGGTCATGATGCTGGGGATGCCCCTGACCGTTGTCAACACCGACGTGGTGCAGCAGAGGCTGACCAACGACCCAGGGCAGATCCTGGAGGTGTCTGGAGTTTCCGAGGATGTGGCGGGCGCGGTGCGGTATATCAATCCGCCCAACTTTTCGCCCGCCTTCGACAACAACATCGCCTCCCTCATCAGTAACACCCTCACCCAGTCGGGGGCCAACGACGCGGCGCTGGGCGATATACGCCCCGACAACACCTCCGCGATCGTGGCTGTCCGGGAGGCGGCGACCATGCCCATGCAGACGGTGCAGAACCGCTTCTATTCCTTCGTCGAGGACATCGCGCGGATTTGGGCCGACATGTGGGTGACCTTTTACGGGAAGCGGAGCCTCAAGATCGAGGACGAGAACGGCGTGTGGTATCTGCCCTTTGACGGGGAAAAGCTGAAGGATTTGCTGATCGCCGTCAAGATCGACGTGGGGGCCTCCACTCTTTGGAGCGAGATCCAGAGCGTCAAGACGCTGGACAACCTGCTCGCCGCGCAGATTATCACGCCCAAGCAGTACCTGGAGCGGCTGCCCAAGGGCTCGGTGCCCAATCTCAGCGGCCTTATCCGGGAACTGCAGCAGGCGCAGGAGGCGCAGGCGGCCATGGCCGCGCAGCAGGAGCCGGGCGGGGGAAGCGGGCCGCAGGCGTCCGGCGGGGATGTGCAGGCCATTGTAGGCGCTCTGCCGGAGGAATACCGGCAGGCCTTTGAGTCCCTGCCGCCGGAGCAGCAGGCGGCCATGCTCGCGCAGATTGGGGTGACGGGATGAAAACGGGACGGGATGTGTTTTTCCGGGCGATGGTTTTGCTCGGTTACACCGGTGTGGACGGCACGGTAGACGGCGCACAGTCGGCGGAGCTCTTCCGGCGGGGGCTGGATATTGTCAACCAGGTGGCGGCGGATCTCTGGCCCCTTGAAAAAGAAGAGGCGTTTGCGCCGCTGAAGGCGCTGACGCAGGAGATCCCGCTGTCGGCCTCGGCGGTGGAGAATATCCTTCCCTACGGCGTGGCGGCCTTTCTCGCTCAGGCCGACGGGGATGGCACGAACCAGCAGTTTTTTACAAGCCTTTACCAGCAGAAGCGCAACATGGCGGAGCGCCCCCTTAAACGGCGGGGGGATGTGCTACCGCGTAGTTGGGAGGAATAAAGGATGCGGTTCCCCCAAATGGAAAAAAGCCGGCAGTACCGGGTGACGGTTCCGGCGCTGAACGGCGGACTGAATTTGCAGGACGCCCCCAACCTCGTGGAGGACAACCAGCTCACCGACGTGCAGAACATGTGGTGGAAGGATCAGGCGCTGCGCACGAGGCCGGGGCTATGGGCGGACGAGGGCAGGGTGGATAAGCTGCCGGATGCGGCCTATACCGCGCTGACGCCCGCCGTGTATTATCTGGGAGGGGAGCCTTTCCGCGGGCTGGCCAACATTGAGAGCGAAACGGCGTCCTGGAAAATCACGGTCACGCGGGTATTCCTGGACGGGCGGCGGGAAGCGCTCGGCGATACCATCACGCTGGAAAGAGAGCCGGAATCGTCCTTTGAACCGTCCCCCGCCCCAAAATTCCAGCTTATAGAAAGCAGCTATAAGGCCAAGGGATGCGGGTTTTATATGATGCTGGATGTAGGGGTGATTTTTGAACTGAACGCCGATATGGACGCCTGGATCCGATTGGGCGACGCGGATTTATACGCGCCTCTCATCACGGTCAACGGGAGAGGGACGGACTCGGATTTATACAAGCCGGACGCGCCCAACGGCACACTGTTTGAGGGCTACAACCTGCTCACCGCCGCCTTCCGCGCCGGGTTCACCACCGACGGGAAGGGGAGCCGCTTCGTCCTGCCGGAAAAGAACATTTCCGACGAATACCCGGTGACGATTGCCTACGGTATCTTCGAATGGACGATTGAGCCGGGAAATACCGAATCCTGGGCTGTCATGATAGGTTTAGGGGACGGCTCCGTCTATAACAAGATAGAAGTCAAATTTTCCATCGATCGGAACGAGGGCGTGGTGCAGACCTGGATCCAGGAGGATCCAGAGATCCATCCAAGCGGCTTTGAGAAGAAACCGCTTCCCGCCAGCGGCATCAGCAACGACCTTGTGATCACCGCTTTCAGCAGCCAGGGGGCGCGCGGCAAAGCGCTCATTTACGGTATGGCCTTCGGCACCTGGTTCGGCGGCGACCGCTCAGGGCTGGGGGGAGGAACCCGGTATTTTCTTTCCGGCAACCCGGCGCACAGCAATCTCGTGCACTGGAGCGACACCAATAACCCTCTGTATTTCCCCGAAAACAACTATGCGTATGTCGGGGATTCCGGGCAGGCAGTCACCGCCTTCGGCAAGCAGGAAAACCTGCTGGTGATCTTCAAGGAGCGGAGCCTGTATTACGCGAGCTATGTGGCGGGAACCGATTTCACCGCCCAGGATGTCATCGACGGCAGGGTGGTCGACGTGGCGGCCAACCTTGCCAAATTTCCGATTACCCCGATCCACGACCAGGTGGGCTGCGACTGCCCGGCTACCGTGCAGCTTTGCAGCAACCGGCTGGTGTGGTTCTGCAAAAACTGCCGCGTCTATGTCCTGTGCGGCGCGAATCCCTACAGCGAACGGAACGTTTTTGAGTTGTCCGAGCCGATCCGCCGGAAGTTGGAAGCCTGGATGGGCGATGGGAACGGGGAGCCGTTTGCCTGCGATTGGCAGGGGCATTATCTGCTGATGAACGGCGTCCGTCAGGAGGCGCTCGTCCTGAATTACAACGGCAACGCCTTTTCCAATATAAGCTCGTATGCCGACAGCCGAAAGGCACAACGGAATCTGAACTGGTATTTTTGGAAATTTGACACGAACCAGATGGAATTGCTGTCCGCCGTGTCGGATATGCAGGCGATCCTTCTGATCGGCAAAAATCAAAAGATAATCAGCAATCCGGAAACAGGGCAAAAGGTCGTCAACGATTATCTGACCTATTATTCCCTGGAGGGTGTGCAGGACGCCATTCTGTCTTTTGAAACGGTGGAGGCGGTTCGTTCCATTCCCTGCATGTTCCAGACCAAGCAGTTTGATTTCGGGTATCCCGAGAGGCGCAAGACCATCCGGCGGCTGCATTTGGGGGCTTCCGACACGGCGGGCGGGCACATCGCGCTCTCCTACCTCACCGAAAACGGCGCGCAGGGCGACGCCTACCGGCTGGAGCTGTACGGCGAAGGGGATATGCGTGAATGGACGGTGACGCCCGGCGTCAGCCGGGTGCGGCGCTTCGGGCTGCGCGCCGAAAGCGAGGGCGCGATGGCGGTTGATAATTTGACCTTACGGTATGAAGTGGGCGGGGAGGTACGGTAGATGGCGAAATACAATTCTCCATATGAGTTTGCCGATGAGTATTACAACAAGGGATTGGGTACGGTCAACAGTTCCCGCGATCAGCGGGTGCAGAACGACAACCAGCTTATCGGCGAGATCCAGGCCGCGATTGACAAGACGACGGCGGCCTCGACCAAGCCTTATGAAACCCAGATGGAACAGCTTCCCGACACCTATCGGAAACTGTTCGACGCCAACGCAGTGCAGGAGCTGGTGGGGCGGCGGCAGGTGCAGGAGGCCATGGCCAACATGGGGCTGACCGATTCGGGGCTCAACCGCACCCAGCAGACGGCGCTCTCGGTGCAGCGGGGCAACGCCGACGCGGCGGCCAGGCTTGAGCAGCAGCAGAAAACCCAGGAATTGCAGGATCAGATTGCGGCCCTCATCGCTTCCGGTGAAGCGCAGAAACAGCAGCAGGCCGCGTCCATCCGCAACAACACGTCCAACTGGTACAACGATTCGCTGAATACGCTGTACAACAATTCCATGCAGCTCGGGACGAACCAGTACAACCTGGAGACGGAACGGGAGATCGAGGCGCAGCGCTGGGCGGAACAGCAGGAACAGGCGAGACAGGATCGGGAGGCGCAGCTCGAAGCGGCGCGGCTGGACGCGCAGGCGGCGCAAGCCCAGGCAGAGGCTCAGGCTAAGCAGCAGGACTATGACAATAAGATGGCGCTCGCCAAGCTGTATATTGATTCCGGTATGGATGCGGCGGAGGTTATCAGCCGCGTATTCGGTCTTTCTGTTCCGTCTAGCGTGGGGGGCACGGGGAGCAGCACAGGGAACGGCGGTTATAACGCGGGCGCAATTTCTGCCACTTCTTCGAAATATCAGGGCTATCCCTCGCCTATGAGTTTTGCGGGCGCAGTGAAAAAGGATTTAGAAGCAGGGTTAATTAATGACTATGAAGCGGTCAATGCAATAATCGAGCTGTATCCCGGAGATCTAAGCAAGCAACGGCAGCTTGCCAACATGATTGAGGTGTCAGAGGCTTTTGCAGACGCTTTAAAGCCGCGCTAGGGGGCGGTAGAATGACTAGGCTTTTTACTGAAGAAGAAATTGAAAATCGCTGGAAGCAACAAACTCCGCGTCTGTTTACGCCGGAGGAGATCGCCGCGAGGAGCAAGACCTATACCTATCCGGGCAATGCAGAACCGGTTGAAGGCGTGACCGGATCGGCAGCCGCTAGGCCAACATCCGGGGGGCAGGCTATGCTATCGGCTGCCCGGGAGCGCTTTTTGACAGGCAAGCAGAAAAACGAGAATAGCCCGAGCGCTTCGCAAGGGACACCGCAGACGGGCGGGGCGGCGAACAATGCCAAAGCGCTCGGCTGGGACGTGGCGACCGGATTAACCAATGTGGGAAACAGCATTTGGAAGGCGATCGATTTCCTGCTCCCGGACGAATACATCATGGGCGGCGACAACCCCTTGACCCGTTTTATCGATAACGCCGTCCAGAGCAACGATACGCTGCAGGAATTGGAAAATGAATCGGACAAGAAAGCGGATCCAGCCGCGCAGTTTATAGGCGATAACTTGGTGCAACCCCTTGCGTCCTCTATCCCGAACGCGGTTGTCTCGTATATGTCGGGCGGCTTGTCGATGGCGCCGGCTCTTGCCAATACAGCTTCCGGAACCGGCGCGGCCATCACCACCACACTCCAGGGGATGACGAAGAATCCTTCCTTCTGGATGAGCGCCATCCCTACCTTTGGCTCCACCTACGATGACGCCATTTCGGACGGCGCTTCCGAATTAGAGGCAACCGCCACCGCCTTTTTAAACGCCTTTGCTGGCAGTGCGATCGAAATCGGAGGAGGCATCGAAACCATCCCCAAATCAGCCCCGGCCATCCGTACCTGGGTGAAGGGGATGCTGGATGAGGGCAAGGAAGAAGTCCTCCAGGGGATTGTGGAGAACCTATCCGAAAAGGCCCTATATGACCAGGATAAAGAATGGATTTCAGCGGACAATCCGGACGCCGTACTCAATCCTTCCCGTATGCTTCAGGAGGCCGCCGGAGGCATGGCGGCGGGCGGTATTCTCGGGGGCGCGCAAATGGCTGCCGGGCAGATTGCCGGGCGCTGGAACAACCGCGGCCAGGATTCAGCCAGCGGAAACGCGCCAGGGGCGCGAGGCCAGTCAAACAATGCTCTTTCGCTTGAATACACCGCGCCTCACAGCACAAACGGGATGCAGTACAGCATCCAGGCTAACCCGGATGGCAGCCGGTACGTGCGCGTCGACACCGATCAGGATATTTTTGAGGGGAAAACGGTCAAAGAAATGCGCGAAACCGCCCGAAAATATATTTTGGACAAATTTCGCGGTAAAGTCATTCCTTTGGGAGAGGATTCCAACGCTTTTGTAAACGGAAGAGCCGCAAGCGAATATGCCAATCCTGCAAACCGCCGGATGCCAGAGGACTTAAAAGCGGCGAAAATGAAAGCCGCGCCGGAACTGGATAATTTGCTTGCCGTTTCCAGAAGGATCGCGCACACCCCCGATGATGGCCGCCATCCGGACGCAACCGGCGGCTGGGATACCTATTTAACCAATTTCCAAATTGGAGACGAATACTTTACCGGCGAGGTGAAAATTAAAATTACTGACCGGGGGCGTCTGTTTTATGATGTCACACAAATAGAAAGAACCACCCGTAATCGCGATCAAACCGGAGTAAATCCAGCCGCCGCATCAGGCAGTTCTTTCAACCCCAGTGTATCACAAAACACAGACGGGGTCAACACCAGTATATCCGGGAGTACGGGAAAGGATACCCGGAAATACGCAGACTACGTAAGAAACACAAAGGGACACCCTGCTACGCCGAATGCTGCAACCGCAGCCAACGGCCTTACGCCCGAAACGAGCAGCAGGGAAGTCCCATTTACTAGTATACCACAAAGTGGGGAAACCGTCAACGCGCCTCGCCCGACCGCCTACCAATCCCCGGACATGAGCGCGCAGGGCAAGCGGGCGCGAGCACGGGCGGTGTATGAGACGGGAACGGCCTGCGGGGTGGATCCCGCCATCCTGGACACGGCGGCGAAGCTGGCCGAGAACACCGGGCGGCGGATTGAGTTTGTGGAAACACTGGGCGGCATCGACGGTATGTATGACGCAAGCACAGGGACACTGACCGTTGCAGCAGACACACCGTATCCCATCCGCGCCATTCTCAAGCACGAACTGACCCACAGCCTGGAAGGGACAAAGGCATACGCTGAGCTGTCGGATTTTGTGCTCCGTGAGTTTATTGAAACAGACGCGGTCAAGAGCGGCCTGAGCCTAGACGCGGTTGTTGACGCCAAAATCGCGCAGTATGCCGATGCTGGGAAAACCTTGTCGCGGGACGATGCAATGCGGGAGCTTGTAGCGGACTACTGCGCCTCCAAGCTGTTCACGAACGATGCGGCGATCCGGCGGTTATCGGCGGGGAAGCCGGGCGTTGCGCGGCGGATCCTCAACTGGATCCGGTCGATGAAAACGAAGATCGCCGGTACTGCGGAGGAGAAAACGCTTGCCCGCGCGGAGGAGCTGTACCATGAGGCGCTGATGGAGCCGTTTAGTAAGGGTGAAGGGATACTGTATTCGATTGGTTATACCACGGATAACAGGCCGGTCGTGGTAGTGGAAGAGGATATTCTGAAGGACATCCCGCGGGCGGAATGGGTGAAAAAGGTTAAGGAAACGATTTCCCGTAAGTTTTCCGGCGGCATTCCGGTTGGCGGGCGGCTGGTTAAGGTAAATCGAATATCGAAGAACGAATATATAAATTCGAGGTATTCGCAAGGAATAAAAAGCAACGACGGGTCTGTTTACAGAGACAAACTGAAGACCGCAAACAATCTTGATGAAATCGTGCTGTCATCCACGAACTACATTAATGAAGATTTGAAACACGAGCGGAAAGACAATTTTAAGGAGTTTGCCCGCGGGGATGTTTTGATTCGGGTAGGCGGCAAAGATTATACAGCAAAAGTGATTATAGGTTTTACTACCGGTAATCAAATGGTGCTGTATGATGTGATTGATTTTACTCCGGCAAAATTTGAATTAAAAAAGGGAGATACACAATACCGCTATGCACAGAGTGCAGGAAGCGATAGAAAACGTGTATCTCCCTATGACCCCACTGTACCACAAAGTACGGATGGTGTCAATACCAGTATATCCAAAAACACCGGGGATGATACGCAAGCCGCGCTCGGTTATATGGGCGAGGATACGGCGGCCGCGTTAAAACAGATGGTGGAGAAGTACGGGAAAAGAGCGGACAACCCGGTGGAAATCGGTAGGCTCACGCCGCAGGACGCCGATACCACGCCGCCGGTAGCAGGCGGCCAGCGGGATACCGGAAACGGTTACACCGTACCGGCAGAACCGGCCCCCCGGGGGAATTCTGAAAGCCATTTCACCGAGAACGTCGGAAACTCTTCTATTTTCGACGATCGTTTTAAGAAGCTGTCTCTGGAGGATGCAGGCATCCATACCTACGACAGCATTACCAACAAGGAGACGCTGAACGCCGCCAATAAAAAACTCAACGACGGCGGCTATCGGGCGGTATCCGACTGGTTTGCCAAGCCGGTCAGCCAAGCGACGCCGGAAGATATTGCCACCGGTATTATCCTGCTCAGCCGGTATCAGCTGGCCGGGGACTACGAGGGCATGGTAAACGCGGCCAGGCGGCTTCGGAAAATGGGCACCGCCGCCGGACAAACCGTGCAGGAGTTTGCTATACTCAGCCGCATGACGCCGGAAGGAATGGCCTATTACGCGCAGAAGAGCCTTGACGAAGCGTTTGAAACCATGGTGAAAAACCGTTCCCAGAGCTGGGTAGATAAGAACGCCGATAAGTACCGGCTAACGGACGAGGATATCCGGTTTATCATGGATAAAACTGCCAAAGCGTCAAAGCTGCCCGCGGGAAGGGACAAGAATATCCTGCTCGGCGAAATCGCCGGGAGGATCCAGGACAAAATCCCACCGGAAAAAGGGCAGAACATCCGCGCGCTTGCGCGGATCTCCATGCTGCTCAACCCGAAAACCAATGTGCGCAATGTGCTGGGCAATGCTTCGATTACGCCTGTCAGCTGGCTGGACGACCTGATCGGCACGGCGGTGGACAAGGCAGTCGCCCGCAAAACCGGGCAGCGTACCACGGGTTTGTTCGATCTGAAATCTTTTAAGGGGCTTGGGAAAGGCGTATACGAAAGCTTCGACGATTTTCGGCGGGGTATCAACACGCGGGATATAGACGCCGATCGATTTGAGATCGGGAGGGGCGGAAAAAGCTTTAACGAACATCACTCCGGAGCAGCGGGTGTGCTTAACCCCATGTCTAAAGCCCTTAACGCATTAGACAGAACAACCAGCTTTCTTTTAGAGGCGGGGGATCGCGGTTTCTTTGAAATGTGGTTCATGAATTCCCTGAAGAATCAGATGAAGCTCAACGGCGTGAAAACACCCACCGCTGAAATGGTGGAGGTAGCCCGTCAGGATGCGCTCTCCCGCACCTGGCAGGATACAAACGGATATACGAAATTTGTTTCTGGGGTTAAGAAGGCGCTGAACTCTGTCCAGGTGGGAGGGTACGGGCTTGGAGATGTGTTTATTAAATTCACTAAGACCCCGGCCAATCTGACGAAAGCGCTGGTGGATTATTCGCCTGTAGGGCTTACCAAGGCCATCGCCGCCGACGGACGCCGGTTTTATCAGGCCGCCACCCGCGGAGAGGCGACGCCCCAATTGCAAAGACGGTTTGTCAACTCCCTATCTAAGGGAATAACCGGCACCCTGTTGATGCTTCTATTTGCCGCGTTGGCGAACCGGGACATCCTGCAGGGGAAGGGCGACGCGGATTCTGACGTGGCCGAGTTTGAAAAAAATATCCTGGGTATCCAGCCCTACTCCGTGAAAATCGGCGACAAGTCCTACAGTTATGAATGGATGCAGCCGATAGGCGGCAGCGCCGCCATTGTGGCGGATATCGTGGGCCAGATGAAGGGGGAAAAGCCGAAACAGTATTTTAAGGGAGGAACCCAGGCTGAGGAAGCGGCCAACGCCATTTTGTCGGCCATTCAAAGCGGCGGGCAGGTGCTGTATGACCAGTCCTTCATGCAGAGCCTTGCCAACCTGTTCGAAGCGGACAGCCTGGTACAGGGGCTTTTGGACGGAATACTGGCGGAGCCCTCGGTCTTTGTTCCGCAGATCGTGTCCCAGACTTCCCAACTGTTTGACGATACCGCCCGGCGCTCCTATGTTAGTGGGCGGCCGCTGGAGACGGCGGAGAATAAAATTCTGGCAAGAACCCCGTGGCGCACGCAGCTGGAGCCCGTGGTGGATACGCTTGGTCGGGAGGTAGCGGGCAACAACAACGTGTGGGATGCCTATTTCAACCCCGCTAACACCTATACAGCGAACCCAACCCCAGCCGCCGAAGAGATGTACCGGGTCTATCAGAAAACCGGGGATAAGCGGGTGATACCGCCAAAGGCCCCGAATTCCATCAGCGTGTCTGTGGACGGCGGGCAGCAAACCGTCAGCCTAACAGCAGAGCAAAAGACCGCGTATCAGAAAACCACCGGGAGCATTGCATCCCGGGAGGTGAGCCATTTGCTGCGAAGCAGCCAGTACCGGAAGCTCAGCGAAACCGAGAAGGCGGATGTACTGGCGGATATTTACACATACGCCAATGCTGTGGCGAAATCCGAAGTGAGCGAATACGCATTGACAGGCGCTAACGCCAAAATAGCCCAGGCGGAAAACGCCGGAATTTCCGTGGCGGATTATCTGATTTTCAGCCTGTCCAAGGATGCGGACGGAAACAGAACCGTCAGCCAGAAGGAAATGCGGCAGGCTTTGGATGCGTCGGATTTTACAACGGGGCAGAAATCAGTTTTATGGCAGCTGCAAAATGCTGGATGGAAAACCAATCCGTACAACTCCGCCTATCTGGAAACCGACATTGACAAATTACTGAAGGGGGCGCTTTCGTGAGCGAGGCAATCCGGGAAATCCTGTTCCATGTGACGCCGGACGGGATCGAGCCGAGCGGGCCGCAGCCCGCCGGGATCCAGGGCGAGCACAACGCAACCGAGGTGAAATTCCAGCTCGACGAAGCACTGGTAAAAGACGGGTATTTTTACCGGTTCGAGTTTGTGGATGGCACCGGCGGGATGTATACCACCGATTTTGTGACGCCGGAGGGAAATGCGGTCGCGGTCAAAATCCCCGCGGCCTGGACGGCCTCCGGCGGCTGCGGGACGCTCCGGCTCTGCGTGGCGGAGCTGAGCGAGGATTATCAGGAGGAAATGGTCGTCCTGAGCTTTGCGGGGCGGCTGCTTTTTTCCGGGCGCGACAGCACGTCGCCGCTCTATTCCTATTACGAGCCGGGGCTGTCGGGGCTGATCGAGAGCACCCATGCGGCGGCGGAAAACGCAAACACGGCGGCGGACGAGGCGCGGGAGGCGGCGCAGG